TGGGTAGGGATTGATTTTGCACCTGAAAAAAACTCACAAAAACATTATAAATTAATAAATGGGTGTGAAGTTAAGGCGGTGGCAACATCAAAAGATGCTCTTCGTGGTTTTACTCCGACTATATTAATATTTGACGAGGCCGCATTTATCGAGGCGGATAATGATTTTTGGGCGGCTTGTATGGCGTCCTTATCAACAGGTGGTAAGGTTATTGTAATATCAACCCCTAATGGTTACGACCAAATTTATTATGAAATTTATGACCAAGCGTTAAGAAACATGAATGATTTTAAAATTTCTGAAATGTATTGGTACAGAGACCCTCGTTACACCAAAGATTTATATTTGGTTAAAACAAAAGATATCATTCATTATTTGTTAAACAAAGAAGAATATCCAAAAGATGATATTATAAGTTGGGAAGATAAAAAATTTTCAAATAGAGATTACAAAGAATTGAGTGACATTATGAGCCAGGGTTATAAACCATCTTCGGCTTGGTTTGAAGGTATGGTTAAAAAACTCAAGTATGACAAACGAAAAGTATCTCAAGAGTTGGAATGTAATTTTTTAGGTTCAGGGGATAACGTATTTGATTCGAATTTGTTACAAAAAATAAAAGAAAATTATATCAAAGAACCTCAAAATAAAATGATGGGGAATGCTCTTTGGATATGGAAAGAACCTGTGGTGGGTCATAAATATGTTATGGGTGTGGACGTAAGTCGAGGAGATAGTGAAGACTTTAGTTCTTTTCAAATAATTGATTTTGATGAAAGAGAACAAGTTGCTGAATACGTAGGTAAACTACCTCCTGATACCATGGCCGAGATTTGTTATAAATGGGCAAACATGTATTCTTGTTTTATTGTGATAGATATCACGGGTGGTATGGGTGTTTCTACCGCCAGAAAGTTACAAGAGATAGGTTATAAGAATTTATATGTTGATGGTGTTGATATTGCAAACAAATGGAAATATGACCCAAAAGCAATGGAAAAAATACCGGGTATAAATTTCAATAATAAACGTGTCCAGATTATAGCGTCTTTTGAAGAGGTTATGAGACATGAATTTAAAATTTATAGTGTAAGATTATTCAATGAGATGAATACTTTTGTTTATATAAGTGGAAGACCTGACCATCAAAGAGGACATCATGATGATTTAATCATGTCAATATCAATGGCGTGTTATGTCGCTGAGTCATCATTTTCAAGTTTAACTAAAGTTACTGAACAAACTAAGGCCATGATTGATTCTTGGTCGGTAAATAACAACAACAATGTAACTGAACAAATATCATTCAATCCTCTTTTACCTAATATGAATGAAAGGAGACAAGATATTGGAAGAGCTAACGTAAGTAAAGAAGATTACATGAAATACGGTTGGTTATTTGGTGTGAGATAATATTTATAAAATAAACTATGGGTTTAATTAGAAGAAAAAAATCGGGTAAAAAATTAAACGGAAGTAAATTAAATGTTCCTGGCCAAGGCATTAGTTCTGTTAAACCAGGTGGTGATAACAAAATTAATAAACAAGGTCCTCAAGATACAAATCCTACAGGACAGAGTTAACTATTTAATTTCAAGAAATAGAAATTAAATTTCTCATATGGAAAATCAAAACAATAATCAAAATAATCAAAATAATCAATTAACAGTTTGGCAAAGGTTATCGAACGCTTTCGGTCCTAACGCTTTATTAAATCAAGATTATCCAACTTACAAATACGATAAAAAGGAGTTACTAAAAACAACTTCTAAACAAGAATATCAAAAAGAATTATTACAGGCTCAACAGACCTATTATTTAGCCAATCAGTGGACTAAAATCGAAAGTAATCTTTATACTCAAGCGGTATATTATGAACCAACTCGTTTAGCATCATTTTATGATTACGAATCAATGGAATACACTCCAGAAATTTCTACTGCATTGGACATTTATGGTGAAGAATCCACAACTGCCGACCAAAACGGTTACATACTACAAATTTATTCAGAATCAAAACGTATAAAATCTATTTTAGCTGATTTATTTAACAATGCCTTAGATATTAATACTAATCTTCAGATGTGGACAAGAAATACTTGTAAATACGGAGATAATTTTGTTTATCTAAAATTAGACCCCGATAAGGGGATTGTAGGTTGTATGCAACTACCAAACATTGAAGTAGAACGTTTGGAAAGAGGTATGCCGTCCAAGTCTCACAATGTTGAAGAATTGCCTGAAAACAAAGGTTTAAGATTTAAATGGAAGGCGAAAGACATGGAATTTAATTCATGGGAAATTGCTCACTTTAGACTATTAGGAGATGATAGAAAATTACCATACGGTACTTCGATGTTAGAAAAAGCAAGGCGTATTTGGAAACAATTATTATTGTCTGAAGACGCTATGTTAATATATCGTACATCAAGAGCTCCTGAAAGACGTGTATTTAAAGTGTTTGTTGGTAATATGGACGATAAAGATGTTGAACCATATGTACAACGTGTTGCAAACAAATTTAAAAGAAATCAAGTTGTTGATAGTCAATCAGGAAATGTGGATATGAGATTTAATCAAATGGCGGTTGACCAAGATTATTTTATACCTGTTCGTGACCCGGCTCAAGCAAGTCCAATAGAAACATTACCTGGTGCTCAAAATTTATCTGAGATTGCCGATATTGAATACATTCAAAAGAAATTGGTTACCGCACTTCGAGTTCCAAAAGCCTTCTTAGGATTTGAAGAACCTGTTGGTGGAGGAAAAGATTTGTCACTAATGGATATTCGTTTTGCAAGGACGATTAATAAAATAGCAATTATTCATTTATTCTTACTTGGTTTTGAAGACGAATTATCAAACTTCACATTAGGATTAACAAATCCATCATCACAAGCCGACTTACTTAAAATTGATGTTTGGAAAGAAAAATTATTGGCGTATAAAGATGCGGTGGCTCCTTCACAAGAAGGTATTGCACCTGTATCACAAACTTGGGCTAAGAAACATATTCTTGGGTTTTCTGATGACGAAATTAAACTTGATTTACAACAACAAAGAATTGAAAGAGCTGTTGGTGCGGAACTAATAAACACCGCAACAATTATCACTCATACAGGAATTTTTGATAATATAGATAAATTATACGGTACTAAAACAGGTGGTACTGAAAACGCATCTGCAACTCCACCTCCTTCACCTGATGGAGGAATGTCAGATATGGGTGGAGGAGGAGAAATTCCATCGCCACCACCTCCAGGACCTGAACCTGGTGGAGAAGCAGGTATGACACCTGAGTCAAAATCAAAAGATAATTATAATATTTTACTTGAAAGTGAAAATTTATTATCAGAGGATACATATATTGACCTTTCCAAATTCAAGAATTCTTTGGGTGATATGGAAAAAGAATTAGATAAACTTTTAGGAAACTAATATTTATTAATAAAAATTAAAATGAAATTTGGATTATTAAAATCAAAAATAGAAAACGTGTTACTTGAATCATACAAGAAAAACACGTTTAAAGAGGAAATGAAAATTTTCAAAAAATTAGTTATTGAAAATAAAAACATATCAAAGTTACTTTTTCTTTATGACGAATTAAGTTCTCCAAAAGGATTGGAAGAAAGTATCGCAAGTGAATTTATGTTGGAATCTATTATCAGATATGAAAACCTAATAAATAAAATTGAACCAAAAAAATTAAATGAGTTACAATCTTGGGTTAGTAAAGTAACTTGTGAGAACAAATACAACGATATAGATAATCTTTTTTCTCAAGAAGTTGTTGATTTTGATATTAGACTTAAAAGTAAAAAAACAATTAAAGAAGGATTAAAATCTATCCCAACCACAAAAAAATCTGAAATTAAATTACCGTTATCTACAATGGTAAACGTTGCAAATAGAACGATTTCTAATTACATTGAGACATTAGAAGAATCTGACAAGAAAGAATTAATTAATTTATTATCTTCAGACATCGCGGATTTAGAAAAAGAATTTGAGCAAATAAAAGAAGATGTTGTTAAAAAATTAACAACACTTAAAGAGTCAGTCGAAGATGATGAAACAAAAACAAAAGTTGACGAAACGTTAGAAAAAATTAATTCAGAAAAATTTGACAAACTATCTTATTTCAAACTTAAAAATTTGAAAGAAACACTTTAATCTTTTTTCGAGTTTAATCTTTGAACGTATTTGGCCTTTAAAAGTTGTTTTCTGTTTTTAACAGAAGGTTTCACAAACTCTTTTCTTTCCACCAATTGAGAACTTTGTTTTGTTTTAATAATCTTACTCTTGTACAATTTTAATGCCTTTTCAACAGACATTCCTTTATCAAGTTTAATAATTATCATATTATACAAATATCACAAATATACAAATTTTTTTGACTATGGGGTTATTTATCCTTATTTTTTTTACAAAATAAACTTCAAAAAAATATGGAACGTAATGAAGAAGGGGAAAACCTCAAAAATCACAGGATTTAAGAATGCTAAAGTAACTTATGGAACTGTGGACTCAGTAAATTTAAAATCAATTTATTTAAACATTCAAACTTGGGTAGAACCCATAAAAGACTCAGAAAATTGGCAAAGAGTAGTATTAAATCTCAGTAGAGCTATTAAACATTCAATTTATGAAAAAATAGATAAAGATTATTTTGATGAAAAATTTATTGTAGATTTGGATTTAAGGTCAAGCGGATTGAATCAAGGGAAAAAATCATTTTTAAATTTAGAGATAACTTTGTTTCTAAGGGTAAATGATGAAGATTTCAAATCAAAAAAAATGAAAGACCATCTTAAAAAATTATCCAAATTTATATTCGATGAAAATTTTAGAAATAACGACTATTTCAAATTTTACTTGAGAAAAATTAAAAAACAAAAGGAAACCATTGCATAAACCAAAATTATTTAATATTTATTATAAAAAATACTATAATGAATTTAGAAATAATAAAACCAGGTCAAGTTGGTAAGGGAATTCTTATTGAGGAAGATGCTGGATATATATCCCCAAAGGATGAAAGAAACCTAAACATAATTAAAGAATCAAAAGGAATGTTAGACCATTCTAAACCTTTTGAATTTTATGCGGTACTTCAAAAGTATAACACACCTAACAGAAATGGTAGACTTTATCCTGAACGTATTCTAAAAAGGGAAGCCGAGAATTATAAAAAAATGATTCAAAAAGGAACTTCCCTTTCTGAATTAAATCACCCTGAATCATCTCTAATTGATTTAGATAGAGTTTCTCACATTATCACTGAAGTGTGGTGGGATGGGAATGTTTTAATGGGTAAATTGAAGTTATTAACAACACCAGGTTTTCACGAAAGAGGTATTTGTTCGAGTAAAGGGGATTTAGCGGCAAACTATTTAAGACAAGGAGTTACTCTTGGTATATCTTCTCGTGGTGTTGGTTCACTTAAAAAAGTGGGTGAACAAAACGAAGTACAAGATGATTTTGAATTGATTTGTTTTGATTTAGTATCGTCACCATCCACACCTGGAGCATACCTTTTCTCAACCCCTGAAGAAAGGTCAATGTATGAAGAAAACTTGGAAGAAGAGAAAAAAATGCAAGTTCAAAGACAAGTTGGTGATAGTGGAAACAAATCGCTTGACTTAATGAGAAAATTATCCGATTATTTGGGTAAATAAAATTATACAACATGGATGAAAAATATTTCGTAGCAAAAGTGGCCATTGATATGGTTGATTCAGAATCAGGTAAGATTAAAAAACAAAAAGAAGAAAAACTTGTAAAAGGTTACAGTCCAACTGATGTTGAGGCAAAAGTTACCAAAGTTTTTGAAAGTTATACTCAAGATTGGAGAATAACGGCAATTGTTGAAAGTAAAATTGACGAAGTGATAGAATAAATTAGAAATCAATAATTTAATAAAAGGAGA